AAGACTTCTTGAACTGCTTTATTATGATTTGGATGCGTTTTGCTCCAATAAGCAGATCCTTCTTGAGTTAGTTCGTTAATCTCTTTTTCGATGTCTTTAGCTGTCATATATTCAGATCCATCGCCTTGGATAATTTCATCTTCAGATAATTTATCTGCTAATTCAGAAAAAGCTTTTATGACTTTAATATTGTCTCCAAGTCTTGATCCATCTTGTAAATAAGTATTTTCTAAAAATTCTGATCCTAAAGAATTAACTGCAAGCTTTTTAGCCTGATCAAGTCTCTTGGCAAATTGTGGTCCATACTCTGCTTTAAGTTCAGTCTCTGTATTAAGTTGAGCTTGTGCAGCAGCTTCTTCTTGAGATGCAGCATTGTTACCATTCATCTCATTATAAAACTTAATTAAGCCTTCAGCTTGTTTAGGAAGTAATCCTAATTGATGAGCAGCTTTATTAAATTCTTGAACTTGGTTTTTATCCAGTTCTTGATCTTTGATATTATATTTATAATCATCTGGACTTTCTGGAGCACCCAGTCTTTTAAATACTTCATTCCAATCCTCATCGGTTGCATGTTTGTTAGGTACTGGAATTTTATCAGCTCCAACTAACTTTTGTGCATGGAGATAACTTTTAACGAAATCTTCCATATTATTAAAATTGTCCAAAGCTTTTTCTTCTTTGAAACCTTCAGGAATTAAATCTTTAAAATTTGTTTCCTGGTTTTCTACAACTTCAGTTGCTACAGTATTATTCTGAACAACATCTGTTGGCTGTTCAGATTGCACCTCTGGTGCAGTTGTCTGATTTTCCATAATTTACCTATTGGTTATTTTGATTTAAGCATTGCTTTGATGAAGAGAGAAACCCATCTCTGTCCTTCAAGGAAAGCTGTCTCATGACTGTTATCTTTTGAGAAAGTAGTCGTACTCTCATGACATCTTATAGAGATGTCCTCTAAAACTCTTTTACCTTCGTCAGATCCAAAAACTGTTTTGTAATCTTCTCGAAGCTGTTTAATTTTTTTTTCTAATTCTTTATTGTGGTCCATCTTGAACTACTTTTGCTAATGGAGCTGCATTTTTAGCCATTTCAGTTTCAGCCATTTGTTGCTGCATTTCCATTTGTTGTGCTTCTTGTTGAGCTCTATCTGCTCTAATCTGTTCTACTTCAGCATCAGATTTAATTACTTTGGCTGGTAATCCTAAAATTGAAATAATATTTTTAACTAAACCATTCTCATCAATGTAATCCATAACTGGCATTGTTTGAGCAAGTGATCCAAATATTTCTAATCCTCTCATTAAAGATTGTAATTCTTGACCTCTTTGAGCTAATGCCATTGGAGATACAAATTCTATTTTTAATTCTTGTTGTTGAAGAATATCTGGAGATTCCATAAACAATCCATTTCTTAAAAGAATATTAAATACTCTAGTAATTAATGGAGATAATAATTCTGATTGTAATCTACCTAAAACTGGACCAAGTATTCTCATCTTCTCTTCTTGTCTTTGGATAACTTCAGTCGCTGTCATGTTTCTATTTTCAGTTACAACTAACTGATCTATATGAAACATTTTATTAATAGCATCTCTTCTTTGATTTTCGTTACTCAAAGTAGTTGCTGTGTTCGCATTAATATTTAATGGCTCTATACGATCTCTTGAGCCACTCCGATAATAATTAATAGAGCCTGGAGACATTCTAATAGGAGCTAACATTCCATCATCTGGAATAAGTAGAGGAGGATCAATTTGTTTTGCAGCAGCCTTTAAACTATTTTCTACCATCTTATTTAAAACTTTTACATCGGCTAAAGCATTCATTCCTGGAGATCTTCCATACTGTTCAGTAGATGCTTTTAAGTATCTTGGAATGACATAAGGATTTTCTAAAAAACCACCTAATGAAATTATATGACCAGTACCATATTCAAAATAAATACTTTGAAATGGCATATTCTTTTTATCTTTTTTGTTAGGATCAAAATCAGCTCTTGGTCTAACAACATGAACTAATTCTACATCATCAAAAGGATTTTTATTTGCAATGTTTTGAATTTCTCTTGATACATTTTCAAATCCAAATTTAGATACAGCTGATTGAGCTGGCATTTTAAATCTACGATATATTGTATCTGCATATCCTTTTTTATTTTCTTGAATATAAACTTCTTTAATATGCCTAGCAGAGAAGAGTAGAGTATCTTCTTGATCTTCTTCAATCATTAAGCATGAAGTTCCAAAAGCTATCAGATCATGATATGCCTCAAAAATTTCCTGTTGAAAGTTTGATTTAGCAATTACATCATACATTCTTGATGTTGCATCCTCTAACCATTCTTTCGCTTCATCACTCTCATTTAATTGTGTTTCTTTAAATCTTAATGAAAACCATCTATTTGCAGATGAAGTCAACATACCATGCAGAGATGCAGCTAAAAGTTCAAGAGCATGAACAGCCGTTGCGTCAAATATAAGTGTGTGTCGTTTATCGCCTCTTGCTCGTTCTTTTGTGATCTCTGCTTTTCTAGGTAACATAAGATCTGCCACTTCTTGCCAATGGCTTTCAAAGTTGGATCTTTTTTCCATTAACCTAGATAGGTTGTCTTTTAGCTGTTTAGCTAAAGTTCTAAATTCTTGTGATTGCATTTATCTTTTTCTTTTTCGTTTAGCTTTATTCTTTTTGCTATTCGGAAAACCAGCTTTCATATTCTTGTATGATTTAGCTGATATAGTTGACTTCTTCTTTGATCTTGAAGTGCCAGCCTTTTTTCTTTTATTAATATTTCTATAAAGTGACATAAGTTATCCTAGTAGAGCTTTTTTGCTCAATGTTGGGTTAGATGTATCTCCAGTAATAGAGGTTAAAACTGTTTTAGTTTTTCTTCCTCTTTTTCTTTTTAAGAGATTTTCGTTATCCATCTCAATAGATGTTGGAGCTGTTTTGTCAGCTGTAATTAAATCTGATTTAACTTCTGTGTTATCCATTTGAGCAGCTACTTTTGGTTGCTCTACAGATTTTGGTGTAGTTGATGGTTTAGGATTGCCACCTGGATTTTTTTTATCCATTCGTTCTAAATCTTTTGAAGAATAACCGCCATCATTTTCACTAGCCATTCTCATTTGCTCTAAATCTCTTGAAGAATAACCACCTGGATTTTTTCTATCTACATTTAGATTTGTATTTTTTTCTCCTCCAGGTCTTCTTAGTACTCCTCCCATATTATACTCCAAATGTTAATGTTGATTTAGTTTCTTTAGTGTCTTTTGTTTTAGATATTTTAACTTCGTTCTCATAAGTAATATCTTCTAAAATTAAAAGTTTTGGAAAGTCTAAAGCTTCTTCAGTTTCTTTCTTTTTCTTTTTAAAAAATTTAGTTATTGTCGAAAACATCTATCCACCTAATAAAGTTTTTTTCTTAATGTATTCATCTTCAATCTCATTTAATCCAGTTCCAGTTAAGATAGTTGATCTTCTGCCTTTTCTTTTTTTTTCTGTATCAATCATTTCTTTTTCTGCTTTTTTTTCTGTTTCTGTTTCTGTTGCTTTAGTTGGATAAGAAATCTCTGGTTGTGGTGGAGCAACCATTGCTGGAGGAGCTGGCATTTTTGGAGCCTTAAATAATGATCCCATAATTTTAAAGTATTGCTAAAACAATTATGATTACAGCCACTACTGCACATGTTGTTTTATGTTCTTGAATGATATGTGGAATATGTTCTTTTATTTTCATTATAGTACCTTGTAGTTAGTATCAGCGACTTGCTGTCTTTTTGTTTGGTTAAATTTATTTTCTGTTATTCCAGTTGCTAGAGTTCGTAAGCTATCGCAAGCATGTGAGCTCCAATCATGGACTGGTTTTATTTTGTAAGTTCTTTCTTTGTCAGAAAACTTACGATGGTAATGCCTTAAAGCATTTATTAATTTTGTGCAGTGATCTACATCGATTAGGCATCTTGGCAACAGCATCTTTACTGCATGGATGCCATCTTCGATTGCCATCCTGGGAGCAACTTTAAAACGCAATCCCATTTGATAAGCAACTTCTCTTCTGGTTTTACCAGATCCAAATTCTGTCTGTTCTAAATCATGTGGTCCATAGTTTTGACCAATGACATAATCTTTTTCTTTTATAACTTCTGCATAGTGAGGCAGAGGCTCATTATTGTTTTCGTAAAAATCAACAATATGGATCATGTGTCCAATTTGCTGAAAAAATATTAAACTTGTGGCATCGTTATAACCAAGATCCCAGGCCACATTTACTGGATAGCTTGGATCTACTGGCACTCTAGTTATCTGCTTTTTGTCCTCCAAAGAGGCAATAACTTCTCCATATATAGAGCCTTGAATATTGCCGATAAAAGAACATTCAAATTCTTGTTCGTATTTCTGTGAGCCCATCACAGCTAAAGCTGCTGCTAACTCATCATTATCAACTATCTTTGTATCAGATGCTTTTGCCACATGAAGAAACCAATTCGGATCTCCTTGAGCTTTTTGATAATAATCATAAAAAAGATTTGCCATACCTTTAGGAGTTCCTACTAGGCACATAAAACCTTTCCTATCAGAAAGAGCTGGAGTAATTACTTCATTAATAAGCTCTGAATTAATTTGTGCAGTCTCATCAATAATACATCCATCTAAATATATTCCTCTCAAGCTATCTGGATTTTCAGATGACAACAGAGTAATCCTAGCACCATTTATAAAATCAGCTCTTAACTCTGTCTGATTATATTTCATACCTGGTATATTTTTTGTAAAATGTACTAGGTAATCGTAAGCTATCTTTTTTGCCTGGCTATAAGTCGGAGCTATATAGGCATACCTTGGTTGATGATTTTTACTTGTCATCGCTGCTTTAATTAAATGATTAATACACAAAACAGTTTTGCCAAACCTTCTATGACAACAGAGTAGGCTATATCTAAACTTATCTAATTGCTCATGTATGTAAGCTTGTGCTTTTCTTGGAGTATAAGGAATTGTTACTTGCATTAATGAAATGTAGGAACTTTCTCTGAATGCCAATACCTCATCTTAATTCTTGCAAATACAAAGTCAGCAAATTCTATAATATCTTTTTGATCTTCAAAGCCATCAAAGCTAACTACTAACTCATTATTGTATGTAGTGAAGCTGTAAGCCGATATGTTTTTATATTTATCTTTAATCTTTTTGGTCATGTGTTTGTGTGTGTGTGTTGCACCGATGGTTTATCGTATTTATATTTCGCACCAAACTTTGAGGTGTGGTCTATTTTATAGAAAACACTTTTTACTTTTCCAGGTTTTTGGTCATCTATTGATGGACAGTCAACTACTCTAGCTAGTAATCATTAATTAATTTAAACAAGGTAGTGATTAAT